GTAGTTTCCTGCATATTCCGGGGGTATGTGTTCAGCAACCTCCACAGACCACACGACATCGAACTGTTCTGGGAACACCACAGGGGCCTTACAGAGGTCGATTAGGGCGATATTCGGGGGTCCAAGCACAACTGGGTCCACATCGATGCCGAAAGCCTTAAAGCCCACTCTTTCTGCTGCTTTGACTTGGCCGCCTACACCGCATCCGACATCCAATAGTGTTTTGCAGCCGAGCCTACTGAGCATGGATAGAGCGCCTACGTCCGTGTGAGTTACGTTATGACTTCCTCCTGCGTAGGGCGGGGCTTCGTAGGTTCCGGCGTTCCCTCCGTTATTCATCGAGGGTTGCCTTGAGTTCATACGATAAGCTCGCATATCCAGCGGTATCGACGTAGTCGTCGATGTTCATCAAACCGTTTTGAGAGCGGGCTATCTTCTGAAGGACCACAAGCTGAGTGATGTCATGGGGTTCAAGGGGCTTCCCATCTTTTCCGTAAAGGTAGACGTTCCAGTATTTTGCCGTTTGCGCGTATAGCTTGTGAGGATTTCCGTGTGTTTTCTCTCGGTCCCCTGTTACGAGTTGCAGGGCTTTTTCAAGAATCTTCTTCCGGAGCATTTTATTCCCTTACTTTGGCTTAATAAGGGCGGGAGCCTACACAAGTCGGTTGGGACTGTCGAACACCAATGACTAATGAGTTGACATTCGCGCACAGTGACTTACTCTAAGTGCGATACTTCTAGTCAGAAAACCGGAAAGGCATATAAAGGGAGCGAGCCATATCGCCTGAAAAGCATTCACGTGGAGCGAGCCAATCAAAAAGAAAAGCATGTTGAGGGAGCGAGCCATATCATCGGAAAAGCAGTGCGTTGGAGCGAGCCAAAAAGAACGAAAAGCAAAAACCGGTGAACGAGTCAAATGCGAAGAGAAGCAGACTTCTTGATCGAGCCAAATGGAGAGAAAAGCAGCAAACTTGATCGAGCCAAGAGTCGCGAAAAGCAACTATAGAGAGCGAGCCATAGAGAATGACGAGCAGCACAACAGAGCGAGCCAGTAGAGCAGAAAAGCAACCACACGGAGCGAGCCACGTTTGGTGATGAGCAAACAAACCGAGCGAGGAGATGACTTGTGGCTATTGATACTAGGGGTGGGTTCCTAGTGGTGCTATAAAGTAGCGATGTACGGCATTCGATCATTGCAGCAGGGCGGTCGCCCCACTCCCCGGACAAAGCCTGAACAAATGGCGAGGGAGTCTTTTGCTGACTACAAGATGGCCCCCAGGGAACAAAAGTTTTTTGCCAGTCAGGATGCTGACACTCAAGTCCTTATTGACTCTTTTCTTGCGGAACAGCAGAGGGGGGTGGACGAGACAGAGCTTGATATGGTTGTCGAGCAAGTGGCTGGCGGGGGCAAAGACCCAATGGCACAACTTGGCTACATGATGGGTGAGATATACGGTGTCCCGGCTGGCTCTACGGTCACTAGCATATCGGGGATGGTGGAAATGGAGCCGGGGGATCTGAGGGATTTCGTCGAACAGGCTAAATTTTCTGGAGCGAACGAGAAGATTTTTTCCCAGCAATTCATTCCTGTGTCAGAAAAAACATCTGGTTTTGTGGACCCCGGAAGCCGAAAATCAGTGAACTATTTTAGGGAAGGGACCGGTGAGGGCATATCCCCCGCTGGGAAGAATACGCTAAGGCATGAGCTTTCCCACATAGCGTTCCGCGATCCTGACATCCAAAAGGTACTTGGCGATCTTCCTAAGTCGGGCCGCATCATGGGTCGCTATTGGAAAACAAAGGAACCAGTCCCTTACAAAGAGGGCCCTGAAGAAATCTACATTCGCGTGAAGGACTATGTCCTCGCAAATAGCGCGGGGCAGGAAAAAGAGGCTGAGGCAGCCGCTTACTATCTCTCAGAGATAGGACTCGAAGACCCCGCCGGATTCTTTATAGAAAACGCCGAAACTTTTGAAAAAATCGAAAATATGGCGCAACAATCCATACAGCGCCTAATCGAAGCAGAAGCTCAGTCCGCTCAGGAGCAGTAGGGCTCTGGTGGCTAGTTTGCCCTTATCTGCTTGTGTGCTGCTTCTTCTTTGCCCCGAGCTTGAGTACATCCGGATCTTGGACTCGGAGCTATTCCGCAGGGCCGATTCTCTGTCAACTCAAGAGCCTCCAAAGGAAGTTGAAAAGGTTGAGGAGCCACGGGTGCTGCCCCCGATACCCAGGGAAAAGCCTCCCCGGCCTGTCGAGCCTCTAATTAACTACATTTTGCCGAACTTTAAGCTGGATTGAATCGATTATTTCTTTCGAGACATGAAGGCAGCGGCCCCGAAGTAAGCTGAAACGACACCAGCCATACCGATGTAAAATAGGCTGAATAGGTCAGATAGGGCCTTAATACGTGAATCCGGAAAGATTGGCAGGAAGACCATGGCGGTAAAGACCAGCATGGCGATCATGGCAACCCAGGCCATCCTTCTCTGAGCATCCTGCTTCTCATGCATATCAAGGGCGGCTGACGCCACTAGTTCGCTGTCGGAGACAATCCCATCCCCATCAAGGTCCAATGGGTTGTACTTACTGCCGCTCTCTAATTTCTTCTGAACCATGGGGATACCCGATAAAACCAAACTCATGGGCATTCTACGCTAATTGATGAAAATCGAAAAAAGCCTTTTCTTTGCATTTTTGAAAAAAATATTTTGTTTACGTTCAATGACTTATTTCTAGGACCAGCCCAAAACACGCGGAATCAGGCGGTTTCGGTCAATTTTAAAAATCGGGTGTGGTATACTTAGTGTGCTACCTGTTCTTTGACATTGTGAATATGAAACCGCGTTCGATGCGGGACTTAGGAAAGTCGTGGGCCTCCAACCTTGGAGAAGTCTATGACAAAGTCATTATTTATCTCACTGCTAGATGAGGCGCTTGGATTTTCCAAGCCGAAGACAAAGAAAAAAGATATCTACGCGACAGCCAGAGCAAAGGCCAAGCGGATTGCCAAGAGGATCGGTGTCGAAATTGAGATTTGCCGGATAGGTCGGGACATCGACTATGACGTGTTTCCGCCAAAGGGCATTGAAGACCCCTTCGAGTACGACGGGCACATTTGTTACGACTGGAACGAAGTGCTCGACATGGTCGAGGTCTACGAGAAACTGGGGGTCGGAGTGAAAATAACCAAAGCTATGGCAAAGTCGATTGCCGAAACCATCGACAAAGGAGGGAACCTCGACAGGTCTGCGATAAGAGACCTTGTAGACACAGCCACGTCAGGTGAACTCGACGCTTTCAAGCTCGACATGATGACCGACTGGGTTTTCGAGGAGTGCCGCACGGAAAGTACTGCGGATTACGTCAAATCTTTTAGGGCAAGGCACAAGATGCCAAATTATAGCGACAAGAAATAATCAAGTAACAACAACCACGGCCCACGGCTTTCCTAATTCCTGTGAAGCGGATTGAATTTTGTGGTGATTATGGGTGGGGGATACGCTACGCGGCTAAATCTGTGTCAACCCCACCCAGGGGGGTACGCAATAATAAATCACTTGACCCGACAGAAAAGCTAGGCCCCAAAGGGACCCAGCCTCTCGGTTGGATTAGAAGGTGAGCTGTTCGACTGCGATACCGAGTCCGATAAAGCAAGCAGCAATTCCCACAATGCAAGTGAAAATTCCCAATGGAAAGTAAAGCGACATTATCGCTCTGAATATAAAACGGTTGCGCCGTCTCCTGGCTCTACTGTTCATCTTCTTTTCCCTTCTTAGTTAGTGGGGGCGAACACTGCGCCCGCCCCCGGTTTATTGATTAGTATTCGTCGGTTTGCATTCCGTCGAACTCGTAGGGCCCGCCAGCATTTTGGCCGGCTTCGCTCGCCTTCATCCCGTCAAGGTCAGATGCGGCTAGCCTAAGATGACGGAACACGATTGCTTGAGCCTCGTCGAGCTCCAGCAAAATCCCAAGAGCTGCAACGCATGACGACGGGCCCTGTGGGTCCAGTTGCTGATAGCCACTATTAGCGACAACCCAGAGTCTGTCGCGTTCATCCATGACAATGTCGCCGACACTCAGGCTATGCATGCGGTCAACCTTCAAGACATCGCCGCCCTGGTAATTGCCGAAAGCAGAAACCTCATCTAGATTCTTCGCTGGGATTACCGCAACGGGGCGGTACATGGTCAGGCGTTTCAGGGCATTCTCTTTTAGTTCGCCCTTGGGCTGGAAGCCTCCCATCATGGCGGCGGCGTCGCCTGGGAATTCACGGTAGTCGATCTGGAAGAGCCGGAAGATTTCGTTTTGGATCATTTCCGCTGCGGTAGTCTCGCTGGGAGGTATCGGCCATTCCGAATTGAAATGTTCTTTAAGATCGGCGGCGCAGGTTAAAACTGATTTCTTCATTTTCTTATCCATTCTTAGTTAGTGGGGGCCAGCACCTTGCCAGCCCCCGTTTGATTCTCAGCTAGTTAGCGAACACTCCAGCGAACGTGGCGCGGAGCGTGTCGCAACTAACGCGGTGGCCCAGGACGGCAGCGCCCACACCCTTAACCGCGTGCGTTCCCTGGGGGAGGGTTCTTACCTCGACTTCGGAAAGTTTCGCCCGAGACTCAGCCGCTATAGACGCCCTGTCGAGAAAATCAAGCTCCTCACGAATTTTCAAGGGAGCGTCCGCGATCAGGCCGTTGATGATCCCGGCACGTTTGCGCCGAGCGGCTGTGGCTTCGGCCTTATTCTCCAGCCAATCGAGGGTGAACTTGCCGAGGCGGGTGTTCATTTTTAGGTTCCAGATATTAGCCATTTGATCTTCTCCAAGGTTGCTGGGGTAGCTACCCCCGTTTGTCTCTAAGCTAGGCTTAGCTTATCGATCTAAACACGACTTGTCTACTACTATTAATGCACCCAGATAAGGCCAGATCAGGCCAGGATAAGGGGGTTTAGAGGAGGGGTAGGAGGGCCCAGGGGCCAGAGCCCAAGACCCAAGGCCCAGGAACCGAACCCCAGACCCGACCCGACCCGACAGCATCGATCCCGACCCGACCGACCCGACCCGACAGCCCGACCCGACACAAAGAAAAGGGCCGCACAAGGCGACCCCAGTCTTCAGTATGTGACCCGACTACGCAGCGCGGGCCATGTTTTGCAGGTTGGCAATCCAAACTACGGCGCGGTCCTGGCGACCCTCACCTAACGCGAGCGGGTCAGTGTTTTGCCGACGACGTACCGATGGCATTGCTTCCGCTGTATTGCGTGGCGTTGACCATGCGGTAACAGCCGAAACCAGTGACCACAAAGTCTGGCCGCGATCCTCGGACTCTTGCTCGAACTGCGACATAAGCAATTCAAGTTCGTTCCGGGGCGTCTGAAATACTGGCGAGCGCTTGTCCTCTTTTACGTGCTCTTTTACCGCCTTCAGATCCTTTAGCAATTCGCGAGCGCTCTTCGCCGTGATATGCATGTCCGCCCACTTCCGGATGATATCGGCCTGATCTTTAGCCTCCACCATCGCGGTCGCAATTTGATCGGGCGATACCCGGAACATGGTGTCCTCGGCGTGGCGGGTGTGCTTCGCCTTAAAGACTTCGGCCAGACTGTTAAAGATCATCCCATTGTCGCAGAAGTGGTCGAACATCGAAACGGCAACACTTGTGCCGGTAGAATTGTCGTAACTATTCCGAAGGAGAATCTCGAGCGATACCCTGGTTTCGAGTTGTTTACCATGTTGCCGAACATTCCAGCCCAGGTCCTTCAGAACGTAACGGACACTCCAGCGCCCGCCACTGCGTCCACCCTGGGTTGGGATAATATCCAGTTCACCATGGTATCCACCCTCGCGGATAGAACCCTCCATCATGTCATGGGCGACCCGATTTTGGATCACCTTGTAACTAGGCGACACGGTGCCGACGCATTGGGCAGCGTCAAACAATCCCACATGGGAAGCTTTGTTGCCCTGGCCATCGAATAGTTCCCGGCGGTCAATTGGAGCGACAAAACGCGCCATGTTGTCCGGGTATTGGTTCTGAACCGGAAGGCGCATGGTGGGAGCGGTGGTGGTCCAAGGTGATAGTGCTACTACGTTGGTCATTTTTGGTATCCTTTTAGGTCGTGCCGGGCATATCGCCCACCCTGATAATAACACCATCCCCACACGATAAGCAACATATTCTAGCTAGAAAATAACGCACACTTTCAGGCCCATGCCCATGCCCATGCCCACCATGCCCACGGACCCCCATACGCCCTGCCACATGGGACCAAGTACCCTACCAAGCCCCGACCCCGACCCCCGACCGCCCCGACTATTATCCCGACCAAAAAAAAGGGCCCCGACTAAGCGAGGCCCCGACTCCCGACTCCGTGAGCCGTTATAGTCTGTGATCGACTCCGTCCACATGGCGATAGTTAACAGGGTCGTTAGTTTCCTCCGCATCGAATCCCTCCGGTTGAATCCAGCGCATGAAAAGAGACTTCGCGCTTGCACGGGCCTCGCTTTCTGTCGCGAAAACTTGCGCGTTGCCTTTGCGCTCCCCATTCTTAAACAGAAGCATAGGTTTGAATCCCATTACTTTACCCTCTCGATAATAACGTTGGTTGAGCTTTTGGGGTCATAGCATGCCATGCAATCGCGGCATTTCTGACCCGTGCAGTTTTCGTTTTCGTGCGGTTTCGAAATGTTATTAAATGCCTTATCAAACCACGCGGGCGGTTTAGTCATTACCTTGTCAACTATTGGGTTCGAATAAACCAGAATGAGATTCTCTGGCTTTCCGTTCGCTTCGCAATACTGGCGAATTAGTTGATGGCGCTTAGTCCACCAGGAGAACCGCGCTTGTGGGTTCTCGCGAATGATTCGCATTACGTTGACTACATACTCCGCGTTGACTATCTCGCCATGTCCAGAGATTCGGACATATTCTCCAGGCTGGAATCTTTTTCTGCCTTTGCCCGCGAGCTTAATAACATCGTCAGGATTCCAAGGTTTAGATAGAACGTCCGTGTTGCGTTGCAATGCGGGAACCGTGTTTGCCCGGTATGCCTTTAGCATTTCGTGGGAATAACACGAGCGGCAAATAACGTCGGCGCGGGCGTTCTCGTACATCTTGAGGCAAAACGGATTGCTTCGCGTGTTGCTATTGATAGCCCGGAAACCTTCTAACTTGCCCGTCATTGTCGAGGCGTAGACTTCGCGTTGCATTTGATAACCCTCCAAGGTCATTAACTACGCGAAGAGTAACACAAGCAACATACCCAGACAATAACTATTTTTGCCCTAATTATCGTGTCGATTTGGACGAATACAACCATAGGTAGGTATATACCCGGTCCTAGAGGCCATTCCCGCCCAGTTGTTCAACCAAAGGTTGTATCCAGAGCCCGACCCCGACAACCCGACCCCGACTGAAAAACCCGACCCCGACCCCGACACATCCCACCAGGGGGGCAAAAGTGTAGACCCGACCACCCCGACAACCGCAGTAACCCGCCATTCCCGACCCGACTAGGTCAGCAAGGGTGTCCATTGTTTCACGTGAAACATGTTTGGGGGGAGAAAGGGAGAAAGAGTGGGAATCCGCTATTCCCGACCTATGGACACAACTCGACTCTCTCTATCTCTCCTATGGGTGTTTAGTTGTATTTAGGGTTACCAGGGCGGGATTTACCACACGGGGGATTGCTTAGGGTAGCCGCCGCTTTTTGGCGCTTCGGGTCTTAAAGATGTCTTCAGGATGTCAGGCGCTCCCCATCCATTAACATTCGTCAACATGGGGTTTTATTAGGCGCTGGGTTCTGCCGGTACAGTATCAATCAAGTTAACTCAGCAGATGTCCCATAGTATACCAATTCAGGCCAAATTGTTAAGGCTTTAGTCCTACTTGTTAAGCCGCCACACTTTTATCTCCCTAGCGTGGTTACTGGTCCGCCTCGACTTAATCCGCCTCCCGGTAAACTCCCACTCCTTACCTCGGAAGAGACTTCCAGTGGCTGGCCCCAAGCTAAACGGTAATCCCAGTCGCTTTAGTTCCCGTCCAACGTCATCAGCAGATACACACCGGTCAGGGGTCTTCAAGGCAATCCGCCTCGCTATTTCCCGTGCCTCCTCAAGAGGAGTTGCCGCTTTGGCCTCGGCGCGACCCATACCCTCGTACTTGAGCCTTAAACTTTCCTCATAATCAAATAAGTCAGTCATGCTTACTTTCCTTTCTTCCTTGATTTTTCCAAATGCCGGTTATCGCTTGCCCTAATTGCCGTCAAATTGGCTGTCTCTCGGGCAAGACCGTACTCCAAGATCTCGATCCTTCGGTCTGCATCCTCCTGCCTCAGTTTACCAGATTTCACTAGCTCTGGGTAAAGTCTGCGACGGGCCTCTAAGTCTCGCTCGTACTCTTGGACAATCTCGCTAAGAGTAACTGGATATGGGTTTCTCAATATTTTGACTCGCTCCGATAGCTTGCTTTTCAGCGAATTTGGCTCGCTCTGATCCTCTGCTTTTCCGATCATCTGGCTCGCTCCTTTGCACTGCTTTTCTACCTTGTTGGCTCGCTCTCAAACGCTGCTTTTCTACTTATGTGGCTCGCTCCGTCCTTTTGCTTTTCAGATAGCCTGACTCGCTCTCGCAACATGCTTCTCTCTTTACGTGGCTCGCTCACAGGGCTTGCTGATCCTCTTATTAGGCTCGCTCCGGGCGCGTGCTTGTCTGTTCACTCGGCTCGCTCTCTTTTTGTGCTCTTCAAACA